ATATTGAATCCTAGTCGTTTATTCTTGTTATCTTTGATATATTCGCCTCTACGTGTCTCTAATACGCCATGGGCAAAGAACTGTTGTCCTTTTCCACCCGGCATGGTCTCTATCGCTGCTACAGGCCCCATAGACCCCCTCACTTGGTTTATAACCACAAGGGCAGAACCGTTTCTCAGTAGTGGGAGAAGTCGGATCAGTGCTTGGTTCCAAGACCTTGACTGCCATGCCATAGGACTGTAACTAAACATATCCTTTTGCTTTATAATTTCACTGGGGATAAGCCCTGCAACACTATCCAACACTACTATGTCTACACCCTTTTCCATACCCGCAGCCATAGTGTTATAAGCATCCTCAGCATTCTCCGGTACCTTGAGAAGAACTCTATTAGTATCTAGACCACACTGAGTCATCCACTCACTGTCCCAAGACTGCTCAGTATCTACCCACAGCACCGTACCATTCTCTTTCTGTACATTCTCACAGAGTTTAGTACATAGATACGACTTACCTGATGACCACCCACCATAAATTAGTGTAAAGCGTTTCTTGGGTATGCCCCCATTTGTTATGTTATCTAACTGGGGTATCCCAAACGATATACGATCATATTCTAAAGCTTCGTCATTTCCAATAGATAAACCTAAATTCTTATCCTGTAATAATGTTTCAAATAAATCTTCTGCATTAGCTTTCATTGAGCGAAACCCCCGAACTTCTGTTTAGATATGCCTCTGCCCACGCAAACGAAACTGCGGCACATTGTATAATTTCTTCAAACATTCCTGCTGACCGTCCCTCGTAAACTTCACGGGCAACTTCGCCTAATTCTTCCGTTAGTATTACTGTCCAATGCTCGTCTGAATTAGCTGTTTGATCTCCCCACTTCCCATCTTGTCGTTCTCGTTCGGCTAATACCGCTTCTAGTACTCTCATTCGTGTAATTTCCGTAGTCACTAAACCACCTCCTAGTCTATTGAACCCTCATGCGGGTATTTTATCTTGTGGAGTTCTTTATCAGCTAGCATAAACAGTTTTACAAAGGCTTTACCTAAGGCTACTTTAGAGTCCTGTAATTGCTTATCGACATCATCTTCAGTATCTATGTCATGGATACCTAAAACAACTTTTGCATTATTGTAATCGCCTAAATTTACTGTGAAGGACACTTCCTGTGAAACCTTTGCCATAACTAACTCCAATCTATATATTCTTCTAGAGGGACAGATACTGGAAGTTCTCCTAATATCAAACCTCCATTATGTATCTGGAAGTCGTGTTTGGTCGCCCATGACGGCTCACACAACTCCATGTCTACCATAAGTGGTATACCTAAACTATTATCTTGTAATATATCACGAATCTTCTCAATTAATAATATATCATCCTTATGTATCTCACATATTATTTCATCATGTACCTGTAATAACATTTTACTTTTCGTACCATACAGAAATTTATGAACTTCTATCATTCTCTCACTTAGTAAATCAGCACTAGTCCCTTGGATTAGATAGTTTACTGCTCTGTATCCCTTATCTCTATCTACTTTATATATCCGGTTATACTTACTCTTGACCCACCCCCGCTGCTCAACCATCCGAACCACAGAATCAAAGAACTTCTTAGACCCTGTGATATTTCTAAAGTATTCAGCTTTGTACCTACCAGCCTCCTTGGGACTTGTGTTTAGCTGACCCGCAAGTTTATCCTTACCAATACCATATATAACTCCAAAAGTTATGGTTTTAGCTAACTGTCGATAGAACTTATATTCCGGATGATCTTTATCGACTTTGAATGCTATCTTCGCAGCTTCTCCGTGGAAGTCCACATCCTCCTGTTTCATGAGATCAAGCATATCTGGATTACCTATATAGTTCATAAACATACGAACTTCCATCTGCGAGTAGTCATACGAGACTAGGTAATGATCTGGTCTTGGTTTGAACATTCTCCTGATAGCTAATTGCTTATCGTTAGTTTCATCTAACGACTCATCCCCTACGAACCCCCACACCTGTAAAACATCCTTACGTAAACTTTTAGCGGATATAGATGTATTCTGACCTTTAGCTGCAATGATAGCATCAACCCTACCTTGAATTTCTGTTACCTCAGCCTCAGTATTAAACTCTACATCATGTAATTTGAAGTGGTTTCTGGGGATATTCTGTAAATTGGGTTCTCTGGACGACAGACGACCTGTAACAGTCCCCCAGTTAGCGTAAGTAGTATGCATGGTGGATGCGCCCCTGTACGGTTCGATATAGGTGGAGATCAGTTTAGCTAATGTCCGGTACTGCCTAATCCAACCTGCTAGTGGGTGGTTTATCTGTACTAAAGCCCCCTCACTCCACGAGTCCCGCCCTTTGAGGGTCTTCTGTGGAGAGCGGATACCTAAGCTGGTAAACACTTCTCCTACTTGTGCAACACTGGCTACGTTGAACTCGTTCCCCGAAATTTCATATATATTCTGGAGAACTTCTTTACTACGTTTAGTTAGTTTACCTAAAGAACTTTCAACATACTTATTGTCAACTGCTACCCCAGCACACTCCATACTATATAGAACCTTAGTTAAATCTACTTCTAACTCCCAGACCTTTTCTTGCTTACTCCTAATAATCTTATCTTTGCAATCTACATATAGTCGGGCTGTACCCGCTACATCTTTCTCACAATAGGGGCCAAGTATATCGGGGGGACATAACGAGAAGTCCTTAGTCCACTTATTCTTCCGCAACACCTGCTTAGTTTCTATATCATATGCCCCTGCATCAGGCCCATATCTACGTATGAGGGTGTCTGTGAGGTTTAGAGCGTTTACATTAGTACTTTCTGTGAGACGCACCATAACAATAACATCTACTAAGTCTTTATCCTGTACCTCTAAACCTTCCTTTTCTAGAAACTTTAGATCGAATTTAATGTTATATCCAACTATCGTCTTACAAGTATTCATTACTTCCATAAGTTTAGGAAGTAAGTCACTATCAAGGTTGCTATCTAATGTTTGATGTCGGAATGGGAAGTAGTAGGTTGCACCGTCTACCCCCACCCCAACACCACAAAGTTGATTACCCTGTAAGGCGTATAACCCATTAGTTTCACAGTCAACCACCCACTCATCATATTTTGATAGGTGGGTGGTTGCCGTGTTGAATTCTTCGATAGTTGTTACTAACACTAGAACGGCAGATCGTCGTCCGCAGCGGCATCAATACTCACAGCAGTATCCGGTACTGTTACTTCATTAGAGATGGATTCCTTTGTGGATGCTCCGTATCGCTCATTCATATAGTCCAACACTGGAACTAAAGCATCTATTTCCGTAAGCTTATCACTAGGGATATCTAATTCTCTAGGACTTACTACTACAGTGTAAGATGTATCTTGCATTCCTGAACCTGTACGACGAACCCGTACAACACCCTTGTCTAGGGAACCCCAGTCGTTGTAAACATCTACAAGCTGGTTCCAGATGTAATTGCTTCGACCAAAAGCTAGCGGTACGATCTTGAAATCGTCTACGTTCTCTCTGTACAGCTTACGTCCGGAAGGGCCTTCTACAGGCTCCCATGTGTCTACTCTACGTTCTGTGTGTAACACATCGTGTACGAACGCCCAAAACCCAAACCTATGCGAAGGTCGAGTGCCTTCTGGCACGGTTGCTAGGGGGCCATTTGCACCACCAAGAACACTAGTCCATCGACCCTCATCATTGAATGTGTACATCCAGTAATCTGCGAGCTTGGGATCATTCTCATCACCTGTTGCTACTACGGTCATAAAAGCTTGGTCGCCATCTTTGAACCATAGTTCTTTTCGTAACTCTGCCGAAGTTTCCGACGAAGTACGCCTGTCTATTCTATTCTGTATCCCACTAATACCTACCATGGATTTCTCCTTTACCAATAATTTCTATCTTTTAGAACCATATCTAGTGTAGCACACTTTCGTATGTCTTGTACATCTTTATATGGCCCCGGAATCTTTACATAAGAAACTCTAACTCCCTCTCCTAACGCTGTCAAGGCTTTATCCAAACCAATTTGACCGGCTTCATCATTATCAAAACATAATACTACTTCTCCTACTGATAAATCCTGTAGTAAATCTGCTTGGGCTTTCGACATATAGGCCCCAAGGAGGGCTACCGCAGGGTAACCATTCTGATCTAACCACATGGCATCTAGTGGGCCTTCTGTTACATATATGAGTGGGACTTCGTTTATTAGATGCCCACCGAAAAGTAACCTAGACTTTTTCAGTGATTGGTTATACAGGTACTTTGGAAACCCGCTCTCTCTTCTTACTGCCCACCCAACAATACGTGCCAGTTCATCTCGTATAGGAAAAGCTAGCCCATTTTGTCCGGTTATCCCACATTCCCAACGCTTCAAAGTTTTGACTGTGAATTGCCTATCGAAAATCCAACTAGGCACAAATTTAGTGTTGTACGGGAAGTCTACTTCCGGAAGTGTGGTTAGTTCAGCCTTCTCATCATCGAAGAACGAGGTGTCTACTATTACCTCATTATCTCCTATAAAACTATCTACTTGTTTACCTGATAGATTCAGATATCTTCGTAGAAACGATTTGAGACTCCCTTGACCACACCCCCGAAAGCAAATCCATACACCTTCTTCTGTGTTGATTGAGCACGAGTCGTGTTGGTCAGTGTGGAACGGGCACCTAATGGTGAACTGTTCTACTCCTACCGGAGTATTCAACCCTGCTTTTAGCAGGACTGCTGACCAATCAATCATTACTTACGTCCTCTTCGATCTAGCTTGTTAGCTCGAACAAAAAGCACAACTTCATTCTCGTAACCGTTAGAGTCACAAACACGGCCCCGGCGAATATCAGCTACCGTAATCGGTACAGATGGTTTCCCCGGCCCTTTGCTCTTAGTGGTTCTAACGATAACACTGTCCTCATCCTGCTTCAACCATGCGAATAATTGCATTTCTTTCCTCCTAGAAAACGTCATCTATTTCCTTTATTTCACCTTCATCAACATTCCACAAAAAGGTACACATATCG